GCCCGAGGCGTACAACTACCAGCGCGAGAACATCGACATGACTTCCATCGAGAAGGGTCAGCGCATCAAGTGCATCATCGAGATTAACCAAATCTGGTTCATCGACAACAAGTTTGGGGTCAGCGTTCGCCTCCAGCAGTGCCTGGTCGAGCCGTCCAAGAAGCTCCCTCGCTTCGCCTTCAAGGATGTCGAGGAGCCCCCCGCCGAGGACGAGGTTGAGGACGACGGTGACGAGGTTGAGGTTGATGAGTGAGGAACCAGTGCGTAGCACTGTGAACAAGAACCAGTGCTGTAAACAAAAATATATGCAAGTACTAAATGCAAGTGGGTCCTATCATGTGCGTTATTATTCTGGCAATTCTTGTCATGTGTTTTTTCAGGATGGGTTCGTCAAAGATGAACTCGACTTCGTACTACGCATCGTCTTCGTGTTCGTGCAACAAGCCCGAGAGGCAAGGTGTCTACATGCCAGACATGAATGCGTTCCCAGACTCGTCCAAGCCTAACAAGACGTACATGTTCTAGAAAAAAATATCTGTGTACTATAAATGCACGAACGTAAACTTTCAGCCGAAGCTAAGCGCAAACTCCTTGCAAAAATTGCAAATATGAAACGTCGCAAAGTTGCACCTAGTGCAATTGCAAAGGCATTTGCCAAAGGGATACTCACGGCTACCGCGTTTAAAAAGGTGTTTAAAAAGTAAATGCTCCTAATTACAAAATGTTCCCAGTCGACATTCAAAAAAGACTCGCTCTCAAATTGAAACTTAATAAAATAGACAATTGTGGTATCACCGCGCCTATTTTATTAAATGAGATTCTAGCCAAGTGTGGACACACGACCAAACTTGTCCAAGGGTACACCTCTTTATCGGAGGAGACGTGCTGGCACGTGTGGGTCGAAATTCAGATGAGCGAACACGGGTCGCCTCAGAAACTCGACATCGGGTACACAATCGCGTGCCTCCAGGACAAGGAGTTTGAAAAGTGCCACATGATTCTCCACACTGGTCTCGCACCGGGTGCCAAGGAGCCCCAGAGGGACACGGAGACTACCGACATGTGGGAAATTTACCAGAAGGACTCGAAGGAGTTTTGGAAGAAGCAACCGGTCAAGGTTCAAAACTTTCGGGCCAAGGTTCTCAGCGAAAAATGGTTGTAGTGTTATATGGTACTGTACGCAGTTACTCCTCCGGTCGTTGATTACGAACGGATAAAGAGGGTGTATCCCCAGCCCCCTGGAAAGGTCACTATAAACTTTTACACTGGAGTGTGCATCTTCTTCATAGTTGTGGGGGTGCTTGTGCTCATCAAGAGATACAAAGACAAACAAATATATGAACGTATCTAAATGGAAGTACTCGTAGAACAGCTTGCTGTAGGTGTGTACACCACGGCAGTGTACCTCGCGTGTTCGCTTTTCGGGCTGCCACTGTACCCAACGCTCTTCATAACCGGATTCTTCAAACACTTTATAGGGTACTATTCGGGGATTCAGTCTGCGTACTGTAAAAAATACGGTTCGCCTGGGACCGTGGACGTGTCGCTCGCGTGGATGACGTCAGACAGCGTCTACGAAGGACTCAAGTACTTCCTCTTGTACGGGTTCGTCCTGGCGCAGCTCGGCGTCCCGGACAAGTTTGTCCCGTTTGCAGTCGCATTTACTGTTCACATATTCGCTGAGGTCATCGGAGAGCACTCGTATTTCATTCGGAACTCTTGCTCACCTTCAGTTTCGACTTGATGTTTTGAAGGACCCTCGGTTTGATTTTGTTTATGAGAGACAAGTGGTTCATCATGTCAATGTCTGCAGGTTCGATACCATAGTGCTTGAGCATCGGCACGACCTCGCCAGGGGAAGTCTTGCAGTACTGAGAAATGACCATCAGAGAGTCTATGTTGATGTTTGACTTGAGAGCGAGTTTCTGGTACCTCTTGTGTCTCATCTTGTAGTTGTTAAACTTGGTCCAAGCGCTCCCCGGTCGCATGGTACTCTTGTCCAACGAGTGGCCAATCTCGATCGCCGGCAAGACGACGGCAAAGAGGCTGAAAATAGTCTTGTGTGAGTACCCGTTGTAAATGTCGTCGTCCTTGATGTCCGCGTACGACATCATGTCCGCTACGGTCACGAGGTCCACGCCAGGTGCGTCTATGTAGTTTTCGTGTATGATTCCCCACGAGTACCCGTGCTCTGCAACCGTCCTGCAAATGTAGTCCCTCGGTTCCAGACACCCGCCCTTGCACACCAGGTCGTAGACAAAGTCCTTTGGCGTCTTGAACATGTCCCGGACGTCCGTGAAATCGTTCAGCCGAAACAAAAAGGTTCTGACGTCGCCCCTGGCCTGCATGGCGTGAAGCCTCAGCTTCTCGAGGTCGGTCCCCGGGTACTTGTTGAGGCCTATTTTTACGAGGTCGTCGCACGAGAGTGGTTCGACGTGCATGCACTCAAAGTTTTCAACCATGGAGTCCGAAACAACTATCGTCGAACCGAGAGACAGCGGTTCCGTCACTTCGACGTCGTCGGCGAGCACGTGCACGTTCATCGTCTTGATTCGCGTCACAAAGTCGCTCTTGGTGAGTTCGGACGTGAGTTCCACGTAATGCACTCCCACCAGGGCATGTTTCAACAAGAAAGATTTTCCTACCCCAGTGGAACCGTACACACAAAAAGAAGTGTTTGACTCGACGAGACTCTTGATGTTTTTCAAGTACGTGTCTCGTCCGAATATTTCTTCATTTTCTTTTTGTCTGTTAACTGTAACAAATTTATCCATGGATGAACTTACTAATCAAGCAGTAGATATGATTTTCGAAAACGACGCGCTCAAAGACAAAATCAAAAAGAAGGCGTTCCCTTATGTACTAGGGGGTGTCACTTTTAATTTAGTTCTCCTGATTCTTCTCATTTACATAATATTCAAGTTGAGACACATATCAAAAGTTTTAACCTGAAGGCTTCACGATGCTGTCTCTCAGAGACACGACGAACTCGTTAAACTTCTCACCTGGGTTGGGCGGCTTTGTAGTAGGGATGGGAGTGATTGGCGCGGCGGTCGTGGCCATGGGAGTCGTGGTCTTGGGTGGCGTCGTGGCGGTGTACCCTGAAGACCTCAGTACTACAAACAAAAGTAAGACTACAACGACAGCTATCACGACAGTAGATGTTCTCATCTTCATTTACATTGTACAAATATTATTGTTCGACGACACCTTCTTCTAGGTCGACTGGTTCTTGTTCAATCTCTCGCACTGGACGAGTCGGAATCGCGAGTCGGCTCACGATTCCTCTTCTCGTGAGAGACTGAAGCTCGTTTACTATGTTTTGTCTAGGAAGCGCAACCGCTAGCTTCGCTTGCTCCTTCTTTTGTCTGACGCGTTCCTCCTCCTTTCCGTTGTCAAACAAGACTATAGGGTAAATGTTTGAAAGTTCTGGTCTGTAAAACACGTTGCTCTCTGGAAACTGCAACTCAAACTGTTTTATGACAACTTTTGGCACGGGTGGAGACTGTTCTACGAGCCTGTCGTACTCTGCGCGACACGTCTCCACCATGTTGTCCCCGTGATGAGTTCTTTCTGATATGGGAAGTGTGAGTTCCAGTTTGATTTTCCTGGACAGTTTTCCATATTGAATGCTGGTGACTCTGTGATTCTCCATGAGTTCTGTCACTTTGAGAAACTGGGCCACTGTCGTCATGATGGCTGCAATTAGGTTGAACGTACCGATGATGGAAGGGACAAAGTCGGCGACCGAAGGTGGGAACGTCTTCTGCGCAAAGTTTGCAGTTCCAGTGATTGTGCTAATGATGATGACTGGAAGCGTGAAGCTCAAGCTCCAGACTCTGTTTATCTGGTACGCTCGAAAGTGCATGTGGCGATAACACGACGAAGACTCACCCCACTCTTTGAGAATCTTATCATGTTGCTCGTGCCACACTCGAGGAGTCTTCTTTTTTCTCGCACCTAGTTCTTCGATGGTACTCATATATTACCGCATGAAAAGAAGTGTACATCCCGACGTTGCACCTCTTTTTTTGGCACAAGCAACATTCTTCTTCTTGAGTTTCTCATAAAAGTTTTTGTTGAGAACAGATGTTTTGTTTTTGAATACACTATTTCTCATACCCTTCATGATACTCAACGCCATAGGTGTCAGAGCTTTCACATTTTTTGGAAAGTTTTTACCATTTTGAAATATAGTTCCTTTGCAACCAGGATTGCAGTAACCCTTTTTACACTGCTTCATAATCTCCCTGACTGGCACACGTCCCTGCGTCTTCTTGACCATCATAGGAACAAAGTACTTTTTGCAGTAAGTTTGTTCGCATGTCATGTACTGTACCACTAGAAAAAAGTGTCTCAAACACAATTAAGACTACAAGAAGCTACTAGTAAAAGCAACGATGCCCGAGTACGACCCACCGAACGCTCACTACACCCAGGTTTCGCTCCCCGCGCACATCAAGCCTGAGGTTTTCATCGGCCGCGAAGGATGCCACCTCAAGCGCATCACTGAGCTGTCCAAGTGCGATTACCTGTGGTACGACTTCAAGCGCGGTGTCATCGAAGTCTGGGGCAAAGAGAGCCGTCTTCCCAAGGCGCTCAAGATGCTGAACAAGCGCATCGCCTCGTTCGAGGAAAAGCCTCTTCCACCCCCTCCCAGCACCGTGCCACCAGAGTACCTCCTCGCAAGCAAGGAGCTCCAGGAGCGCATCAAGGTTATCTCGTGGGAGCAGTACCCGAAAACAATTGGTTACATCATCTCAGGCTCGGAGCCTGACGTGATGAAATTCTACTTTGAGAATATCCTCTCAGTTTACCCAAACAACCCGTACGCCACGTGCATCAAGGACAAAGACAACAGGCCTGACGGAACAATACAGCTCACTGTCACGCGTTCGAACACGTCTGATTAAAATCGAGAGCAAAAGTATGTGCGCAAAACTCGAAATCATCATGGGGAGTATGTTTTCGGGAAAGACGTCAGAGTTGATTCGTAGGTTGAAGCGTCACCAAGTGATTCTTGACAAGATTCTTGTAATAAATTCAAAAAAAGATACACGAAATATGAGTGAGGTGCTGCAGACACACGACAAGAATACCTTTTCTTGTGTAAAAACAATTAATTTGATGAGCGTCGTAGGTACCGACGAGTACTACAACGCAGACGTCATCGCCGTGGACGAGGCGCAGTTTTTTGAAGGACTTCGACCCTTTGTTGAAGCAGCTCTCAAGGAGGAAAAGCACGTTATACTAGCAGGACTGGACGGCGACTTTCGGCAACGGGTATTTGGAGAACTCTTGGAGTTGATTCCGTTGGCGGATGACGTGACCAAGCTCAAGGCGCTGTGCATGGAGTGCATGGACGGGACACTGGGACCGTTTACGAAGAGGACGTCATCGAGGATGGAGCAGGAGCTAATTGGGGAATGTGATGTGTACCGCGCTGTGTGTAGAAGGCACTTGTAAATTATTCAGATTCAATAAACCCATTAGGATTGTATGGTCCCCTTTCGTTTAGAATTTTAAACCTGTCAAAGCCAGGACCTCCCTGCCAGTCGAGGTTCCACGTGGCTGGAATGTCTGGGTTTGACAACTTGTTTTCGTTGATTATGAATGACGACGAAAAGAAAAACATTAACGCGGCAATCAAAAGTACTACGAGTATCATCACTCCAAAGTTCATTACTTACAGTGAAGAAGATATTTCCCGGTCCCATTCCGTGTAAGTTATAGGTTGGTTGAAGTACACTGTAGGTTGGTCTATGTACACGGGTCTAGCCCTAGGAACAAAGTTTGGCGTCTCTTGAACCTGAACGAGCACAGGCGGTACTTTACGCGAAACCAAAAACAAAAGAACCGCGACGAGCACCAAGATGACAACAGCAGTTTTAGACACCATGTAGTACACGTACAAAAATTTCTAACTGCTGAATGCGATTCCAGCCATACCGCTCTTTATCCTAAGAATGTTAAAGTTGACTGCGTACATGTAAAAGTTCGTCGGGGTGTCCTGTGGCGTCGTCGGAACAAACGTGAAGCTCGCCGTGTCGAGACGGCTGAAGTTGCACGTGCCGCACGGCTGGTGTTTGTTCGCCTTGAGCGCGAACGAGTACATCTTCAGGTTCCCGCCAGACTGCTGCGTGTCGAGCTGGTTCTGACCGCCTTGGAGAATGCTCGAGTGCTCGCAGTGGTAATACGAGCTCACGGCGGAAAAGAAGACGTCGGGCATCACCGAATCAAACACCTCCGTACCGTTGAGGTAAATCTGAACCTGCTGCGTGAGGAAGGCGGTCGCGTTGGTCGCGCCGACGTTCGAGTTGCCCCACAGGAGACACTTCACCGGGTGGTTCAAGAAGCTGAGGTCAAACTTGGAGTTGCTCACGGCTGTGATTCTCTGCACCTGCTCGATGAGGATGTCAACCTCCTTGTCGACGAGCGACGCCCTCTCTGCTGTGTCCAACACGATGTAGTTGGCGTAAAAGTTTGGAGAGCTCGAGTTTCCCCTCGAGTAGTCGCTTCCGAACGTGATTCTGATTTCAACCTCGTGGTACTGGAGAGCGACGAGAGGCAAGTAACACATGTCGCAAAAGAAAAAGTGGAGAGGGAGCCACTGCGACGCCAGGACGTTTTGGATCGGCGTCGTGGAACTGTCCTGTGAGGTTCCGAGGAGCGAGTACCCCTTGGCGGACGAGTCGTTCAGAAACTTTTGCCAAAACTGAACCATGTAAAAGGCGTCTTGACGGTCGATGAGCTGTCCTCCGATGTACAGCTCAAAAAACGTAGGCTGGTTGTTCCCGTTTCCTACGAGCGTGGACACGTTCGAGGTTCCGACGGTCGCGTTGGAAAATGGGTTCAGGTCCATCCACATGTACCCGAGCATGTCGCCCTTGTTTGGAATCTTGACCGAAATCTGGTTCGTCGCGACGGCGGCGCCGGTGTACGTGAGCTGCACCTGCTTCTGCGCAAAGTTCGTGTGACGCTTGTACTGCTGACGGAAGAACGAAACCTCTGGCTTGCCGGTCAGGTACGCATCCTGGACGCCCTTTGCAACGAGTTCGACGAGTGCACCTGACATTATATTATTACCCCAGAAATATATTAAAAGTTTTGAACGCTGTCTTCTCAAGGATGGTGGTCTTCGGTGCTCTCACGTGGGAAGCGAAAGACTTTGAGGACAGCGACCACATCATCAGCATCTTCGGAAGGACCGAGGATGGCAAGTCTGTGTGCGTCTCGACCTCTTTCAAGCCCTACTTTTTCGTGAAACTCCACAAGAGCATGAACGAGTCCGGAGTCAATATTCTCTTTGACAAGATTCAAAGGGTGTGTCCTGCTGTTCAAAGCTACAGTATTACAAAGTCAAAAGACTTGTGGGGGTTTCAAAACAACGAGACGTCCCTCTTCATGAAACTCGACTTTGCAACACTGGCGGACATGAAGATGTGCGACTCGAAGCTGAGGTACCCGCTCAGGGACGAAACCTTTCCACTCAAGGTGTACGAATCAAACATCGAACCCATGCTTCGTTTGATGCACAGGTCCGGCATCCAGTCCACCGGCTGGGTAGACACCGGCTCGAACTGCGTGCGCGGGTACACGGCCAAAACAAACATCGACTTGTTTTGCAACGACTGGAAAGAGCTCAAGCCCGTTGCCCGCGACGACATTGCACCCTTCATCATCGCGTCCTTTGACATTGAGACCAACAGCTCGACTGGAAAGTTTCCCGACGCAGACATTGAAGACGACGCGTGCTTCCAGATTGCTGTGACCCTCAAGAAACAAGGAACCACAGAACTCTACGACAAGACGTGCCTGTGCTACAAGAAGACGAGCCCCCGAGAAGACTGCACCATCGTGAGCTACGACACCGAAAAGGACCTTCTCATGGGTTTCTCCGCGTACGTGAACAAACACGACATCGACGTCCTCACAGGCTGGAACATCTTCGGGTTTGACCTCGAGTACATATTCAAGAGGGCCATCGTCACCGGGTGCCCCGAAGAGTTTTTCAGGCTAGGCAAGCTCAAGGAGCAGGACTGCGCCATGGTCTACAAGAAACTGTCGTCGAGCGCGCTCGGTGACAACACCTTGAAACTTCTTCCCATGTCCGGTCGCTTCATCTTTGACCTGTTCCACGAGGTCAAGCGCGAAAAGAAGCTCGACTCGTACTCTCTCAACTTTGTTTCGAAGACGTACCTCGGCGACCAGAAGATTGACATGAGCCCCAAGGAGATGTTCAGGCGGTTCAGGGAAGGCGACCCGGACAAGCTGAGCGAGGTGGCTGAGTACTGCGTCAAGGACACTGCCTTGCCCCACCAGCTCATGGACAAGCTCTTCACGTTCACAAACCTGATTGAGATGGCCAAGGCGACGTGGGTCCCCCTGTGTTACCTCGCAGAGCGCGGTCAGCAAATCAAGGTGTTTAGTCAGTTGTCTCGCAAGGCTCGCGAGCTCGGGTTCATGGTTCCGACAATCAGGTACGGCAAGATTCAGAGCGACCCGTACGAAGGAGCGACAGTCCTCGAGGCGCAGACCGGTGCGTACTACACGCCAATCACGGCCCTCGACTTTGAGGGGCTGTACCCGTCCATCATGGTGGCGCACAACCTGTGCTACTCGACGCTCGTGATGGACCTCAGGTACGAAAACGTCCCTGGCGTCACGTACGAATCGTTTACCATCGGGGGCCGAACGTACAAGTTTGCCCAGAACGTCCCGAGCCTCTTGCCAGCCATCCTCGTCGAACTCAAGGCCTTTCGTAAAAAGGCGAAGAAGGACATGGCGGAGGCCACGACACCCGCGATGAAGAAGGTGTACGACGGCAAGCAGCTCGCGTTCAAGGTGTCGATGAACTCAGTCTACGGTTTCACGGGCGCGGGAAAGGGCATACTCCCGTGCGTACCGATTGCGAGCACAGTCACGTTCAAGGGGCGCAGCATGATTGAGGAGACGAAGAATTACGTCGAGGCTAACTTTCCGGGTGCAAAGGTAAGGTACGGTGACACTGACAGCGTCATGGTCGAGTTTGACGTCCAGGGCCGCACGGGGCAAGAGGCGATTGAGTACAGCTGGAAGCTCGGCGAAGAGGCGGCCGACCAGTGCACGGCGCTGTTCAAGAAGCCAAACAACCTGGAGCTGGAAAAGGTGTACTGCCCCTATTTCCTGTACTCGAAGAAGCGGTACGCAGCGAAGCTGTGGACCCAGGACAAGGACGGTTCCATGAAGATGAACTACATCGACATCAAGGGTCTCCAGGTTGTGCGGCGAGACAACACCCCGTTTGTCAGAGAGGTCTGCAAGGAACTCCTGGACGTGATTCTCGAGAGCAAGAACCCCGAGGGTGCAATCACCCTTGCGCGAAAACGAGCCGTCGAACTCCTAGACGGCCGCGTCCCGAACGACAAGCTGGTTCTCTCGCAAAAGCTGGCTGATGCGTACAAGTCGTGCCTCAAGGACGAGGCGGGCAACAAGATTGTTTCTACGGACGGTGAGAACGTGAACTTGCCCCACGTGTCCGTTGTCAGGAAGATGCGAGAGCGCGAGCCCGGGTCCGAGCCCCAGTCTGGCGACCGAGTTCAATTTGTTTTGGTAGACACGGGCGACCCGGGTGCAAAACAGTTTGAAAAGGCGGAGGACCCAGCGTTTGCACTTGTCAACAAGGTTCCGCTCGACTACAAGTACTACTTCACAAACAAGTTTATGAATCCCGTGTGCGACTTGCTCGAACCGATTGTTGAAAAGGACAAGGTCTTTGAAGACTTGATTCCTAAAAAGGAGCGCAGGGTCGCGAAGAAGGACCCCAAGCAGCCGTCTATTGCAGACATGTTTTCTAAAAAGAAATAAACTCATACATATATGATACTAGTTTTCTTTGTACTAGTTTTCTTTGTACTAGTGTTGTACTTGTACAAAGAAAGATTTACAGGTGCCAAAAACATATTGGGAACTCCTTTAGTACCGTGTTGTGTAACACCTGGTAAAGTGACCGGGTTTTTCAGAGACGGGATGTGTTCAACTGGGTACGACGACACTGGTACGCATGTAGTGTGTGCTGTAGTCGACGACGACTTTTTACAGTTTACTAAAAGTAAAGGAAACGACTTGATAACTCCGAGACCTGGGTTTCCAGGTCTGGTAAGAGGTGACAAGTGGTGTCTTTGTGCATTACGTTGGAGAGAAGCATTTGAAAATGGCAAAGCTCCTAAAATAATTCCAGAATCAACGAATGAAATAGCCTTAAAGTACATTTCCAAAGACATGTTTTCTAAGAAATAACTTTCCCCGGCATCATACATTCCAGCCCCCGTCCCCCGGGTCCCTGCTTACACATGTACGGTTTGTATCCACCTGCAGAAGCTGGTTTCATCGTTGCAATTATTCTTCGCGGCCTTGCTGGTGTTGTGGCCATCATCTTCATGGGGGGTCTTGTGATGGAAGCAATCGGAAGCACTTCGCTTGGCAGTGAATCGTCGCTGGATATTTGACGCGACATGAATGGATCGGCGCTGGGTGTCATTGTCTCTTCAAACATTTCACGTCTCCTGAAAAAAATCAGAAAAATCAAGACTGCAAGTACAAGTCCTACAATACACATGTTCATTCGGTTCATTTATATTTACAAAATATAAAAATGTAAGAGCTCATATTTCAGACTTTTGTACGCACGAGAATTTTCCTCGTCCAACCTTACAGTTGAAAACGCCAGACCGTTCATCAGGCTCGGGACCACTTTCCCTTTTTCCTTGATCCACACCCATCTGCTGATTACGCACTCCCTGAAGATTCATGTTACTTTTCTCATCCATAAGGCGTTTCCCTTGAACATCGCCCATCTGCCGCGCCTCATCCATAAGGCGTTTCCCTTGAACATCGCCCATCTGCCGCGCCTCATCCATAACAACTCCCGTCTGCTGCTTTCTTACAGAGTTAGCTTTGTCATCCATCCTTTTAAGAGCTGGAAAAATTAAAGGTCCAATAACTGCATTAACTGCATCCGATTTGGCTTTGTCTGTTTTTGCATCTGGAAATTTACTCTTATTTAGTTGGGAAAAATTTGTAATCTTTTCCCAAACAACGGGATCTGAACTGTACGCAAATTTTATCATATCAGCTGTAAAACTCTTTACTTCGTCAGGTGTGAGACTAGTGTTCTTTTGTAAAGCCGATATTACATCTTCCTCTTTTACAGACTCGCGTAGTATTTTATCTATCATGGGACCTACAATGTCTTTCTCGGGTTGTGGTAATTTATCAAAAACTGTCTTGAAAGGACCTGATGATAATGTAACACGTGCGGCACCCGTACATCCTTTTCCTAAACATGCTTTAAACTCATTCAAAAAAATACCTTTTTCTTCATAAGACAGTGGTGTGCGGAATATAGCTGCTGTGAGTTTATTAACGTCGTCGTCTGTGTACGATTCGCGTCTCCTGAAAAAAATCACGAAGAGCAAGACAGCGGCTACGAGGACCCCTATGATACACATGTGTACTGGCTTCATTTACATTATAGAATATAAAAATACTAGACGCAGTGTACACAAGTAAGGGTCATGTCACTCCTAGATAAGCTCCAGGAGCTCGTGGACTCGGAGGTCAAGAGACAGATTATGAAGTACGCACAAGTCATTGCAAAGAAACACGACATTTCTTTGAAATTACTCCTTCAGGACATTCCGAACACGGTTGACATTGACGACGAATCAAAGACTGGACAGTGTATGGGCGTGACAGCGAAGAAGACGCAGTGCAAGTCATCTGGTAAGAATGGAGGGTACTGTATGAGACACATTGACCAGAAGAAGAAGATTGTCAGGGTCAACACCGACGTAGACCTCCCAAAGAGTCCTCACATTGGACACACCATGAAAGAGTGTTTGTTCTTGCCTGGGTGCCCCGCGTGCGAAAGGTCAAGAGGGTCCTCTCAAAACTTACTTATAGATATCTAACTCACTTGTACCATGAGTCGGTCAGACACTTTGTTTCAGTCAATCAAGACTTTTTACAGCGACCCAAAGAATTCGCAGTACCTCTGCGACATTCTCGAGAAGCACCGAGGAATTTCTTTAAGGAAGCTCGAGTGGTTCATCACCGATTACTCGAAGAAGAAGAACTTGTCGTACACGACGACTGACGGGAGGTCGTTTGCCGTGCACTGCGCGTACAAGTCGAGCCTCGACGGGTACAGCAAAAAACTGTTCGACCCTTTTTGCCGGACGGAAAAGTTTGAGTACGAGATTCCCAACTCTGAGGGGACGAAGATTCAGACGACCGTCGCGCAACTCAACTTTATCAAGTGGTGCATACAGCACGACATAATAGAGTACATCACGTCACAGAGTCTAGCGAAACAAGACCGTTGTTGTACGTGAGCTTGTTGAAGCACGTGTAAAAGATGTACATGCTGTACGAGTTGCTAAACTTGGACTGGTTCGTGAGGGAGTACAGAGACGAGGTTATGAACGTCGAACGCGCATCCATCTGCGAAAAGTCGAGAGACCCAGACGGCTGAGGGTCAGCTGGATCCAGACAGAACGAGTACGTGTAAATGTTTCTGCTAGGCGAGCTCAAGAAGTGAGCGAGCGGGTGGATGAACTTGAAGTAATACGACCCGTCCTTTCTGTTTTGTACGCTGACTGGCAGAGAGAGACCCGTGAGCTGGACGCCGCTGAGGTACAGCTGCGTCTCTGAGATGACCGGGTTGTTGGTCTCCTGCTGCGTCAGGGTGCTCGACGTCGAAAACGGCAAGTTGTAATTCACACCGGAAAAGTTGAACCGGTTGTTGTAGTACGTGGCGTCGGACTGGTTCTCGTAGGCCTGGTTGCGCACGAACCAGTGAAGAACTTTGACTGGAACGTTCGCGGTTATGTTTGCGACGAAAGGCGTCTGGCTCACGGTGTACACGGAGTCGCTGCGCGTCAGACTCAACAGGTTCTTTTGAACGTTATTTTGAATGTACTCCCTCTCGGCGTCACTCAAAATGATTTCGTCTGTGACGATATAAAAGCTGGGCAAGGTGAGAACCGGCGTCGTCACGGAACTGAAAAACGTTATGGGGTTGAATGTGATTGTTATAATCAAGTTTCTGTGCTTGTGCGCGGCGCACGTGAGAAACCCTGGCTTGAAGTACATGCTCGTAGACACGCGCGGGTCGCCCGTGAACGACGAAGAGTGACGCCTCGAAAAGAAAAAGTGCAAGGGAATCATGAGTTCGCCGCCGTTGATGGAGTCGACGTTCGTCATCTTTCTGAACATCGCCTTTTCTTCGTTCGTGTAGTACAGCTCAGTGTACACGACGTTCCAGTCCGTCTTTATGATTTCGAGAATGGCGTCGTCCGCGGAAAACTGAATCTGGTTAATCATGGCGAGGCCTATGTCGTCGCAGTACTGCGGACTGCCCTCGAGCCCGGCGAGCGACGGAAGCGTGCACTTCAAGTACATGTTTTGGAGTATGTCGCCCATCTCCTTCGGCCGAAGGAGAACCTGGAGCACCTGGTTAAAGGGCCAGTTTGTGGACCCGTCGTTGTTCAGCTGCACGCTCGCAGAGTACTTTGAAAACTGTGTGTGACGCGTGCTCTGAAACTGGAAATAAGAGTTTCCGGTGTTGCTCGTCAAAAAAGTGTCTTGCAGGCCGATGGCGTCGAGGGACAGCATCGCCCCCGTCCCAGCCTTCCCGACTATTCCTTCTGGTTTGCATGTCTCAGACATACCCTACTAGTACCTCATATTTTTAATGTCCACTTTCCACAAGTCTACAATCTTCGTCTTCTTGAGCTGCTCGAGCTCTTCGAGCGCCTGCGCAGACTCTTTCGTGAGTTTCGCGATAGCCTCTTCGGTGTACTGGTACGTCTTGATGTCGAGCAGGTAATCGAACGCCCCAAACTTGCGCATGAGCTCCTCTTCCAACGAACTCTTCTTGCGCTTGAAAATTATGAGGTCGCCGTCGACCACTTGCCGCACAAACTTTGCCTTGTTCGAGAGCACGAGAGCCTTTTGCGTCAGGCTCTCAATCATGTTCTTCTTCCGCAGCGTGTAGTACTTGACCCTGATTTCCACAAAGTCGGCGAGTATCTCCTCGGCCGTCGAGTACTTTTTGATTCCAGACACGGGGTGAAACAGGTGCATGTTGCTCGTGCGGATGCTCTTGGTCAGTTTGAGGTCCTTTTCGGGGTCAGACCCTTGGTACCCCTCAATCTCGAAGAAGACGTCGTTCGTGGTCGAGTTGTTCTTGTACCCCGCGATAACCTTTTTTTCAACCAAGTCGTCGAGGTGCTCCTTGTAGTCCTGTATCCACCTGCCCGGCGGGAGTTCGGTCACCGTGACGGTCGCGCCCTTGACCGAGTACACGCCGCTCATGTTCCAGACGCTCTCGTTCACGGGGTCGCGCACCACGGTCCCCTTGAAACCCCTGAACCAGGGCACCATCTTCACGAGGTCCTTGCCCTCCAGAAACCTCCTGACGTTGTCGACAATGTCTCGGGGGTTGTACGGGGGAACGTAACAGCTGAACCCGGTCCCGATGCCCTCGGTGCCGTTGACGAGGACGGTCGGGAGCACCGGCACGAAAAACTCGGGCTCAATCTGCTTCCCTTCGTCGTTCAGGTACGTGAGAACCGGGTCGTCGTTCGGGTCGAACAACATCCGAGCCTCGGGGGTCAGCTTCGTGAAAATGTACCTCGTCTGGCTCGCGTCCTTGCCGCCCATGAGCCGCGTCCCAAACTGACCGCACGGCTCGAGGAGGTTCACGTTGTTCGAACCGGTGAAGTCGTGCGCCAGCTTCACGATGGTCTCAGCCAGAGACACCTCGCCGTGGTGGTACGACGTCTTTTCTGACACGTACGAAGCGAGCTGAGCAACCTTCATCTCGTCGCGAAGACCCCTCTCGAAGCACGCGTACAGCACCTTGCGCTGCGAGGGCTTCAGGCCGTCGCACATGTGCGCCACCGAACGCCGGAGGTCCGCGAGGCTGAAGTTGACGAGGTCCTTGTGAATAGACTCCGAAACCTGGAGCTGCGAAATCTCTCCGTACCGCACCTCTAGGTCGCTCGGCTTCTTTTCGGAACTGTCGAGGAGCCACTGCTTGCGCTCGTCCGCCTTGCCCTTGTCAAACGCGAGGACTATCGACTCGGCGGTCGCCTCGTCGACCCTGAACGACACTGTGAGCTCCTTGATTTTCTTGAAGTACTCGCGCGCCTCGAGCGACGTCGACGTGCCGAGCCCCTTGTAGTACTTGATTTTCCACGCGCCGCGAGGCTCCTTGTCGTACCACGTCCGGAAAGCCGAATCCGTGTAAAACGACTCCGTGGCGGACCCCTTGGACGCCTTGATTATCGGAGTCACCATGCTCACGACAAAGTTCAAGGAAAGGAGGCTCGGCCAAAAGTAGTGAATCATGTTGAGTATGAGCCCCTTGATGTGACTCCCGTCGTTGTCCGCGTCAGTCATAATCATGAGCTTGCCGTACCTGAGCTCGGACAGAGACTTGTACTCCTTGCCCTGTTGGAGACCCAGAATCTTCTTGAGGTCGTTAAACTCCTGGTTCGCCATGAGCTGCTTGACGCTCGCGTCGCGGACGTTCTTGCACTTGCCCCTCAGAGGAAACACGCCGTAACAGTCCCTGCCGACCACGGAGAGACCCGCGACGGCCAGCGTCTTGGCCGAGTCGCCCTCCGTGACGATGAGAGTGCACCGCTCCGACTTGGCCGTGCCCGCAAAGTTTGCGTCGTCGAGCTTAGGGACGCCGGTGATGGTCGACCTCCTCGAGCCGTCAGTCTTCTTGAGCTCTTTCATTTCCTTGAACTTGGCCACCGCGAGGACTTCGTCTTGGATTCCGGTTTTGAGCACCGCCTTGATGAACTTTGGCGTCGACTCAAACTTGCTCCCAAACTCGGACGGCTTCAGGGTGCAATCGGACTTGACTTGACTGCCGAACGTCGGGTTCACGAGCGTCGACCTGACCATGACAAACATGGTCCCCTTGACATTCTGGGGCTTCAACTGGAGTTTCTTCGACGCGAGCTCTTCTATGATGTCACCTGTTATGGAGCTGACGACGTGGTCGACATGGGTTCCCCCCTTGTTCGTGCAAATCCCGTTGACAAAAGAAACCTGCTGAAAGCCGTCGCTCGGAGCCACTGTGACGGACCACCTCTCGGTGTTGAGGGTCGCGACTTGGGCTCCTTCGGGGAGGTACATCTTGGCGTAGTCCTCCGTAGACATTTGCTCCAGGGCCTGACCCTGGAAAGAAACTTTGCAGTTTGAACTGGTGCACACGACCGCGTCGTAGACCCTCTTTTCGATGACCCTGAAAAAGTCTTCGTCGAGACCCGTGGTACCAAACCTCTTCCAGTCAGGAAGAAACGTGATGGTGACACTCGACTTTGCGAGCGAGTACTTTTTGATGACCGGTTCTGAAACGGTCGACATGTTGTCGGTCCACGTCTGCGTGTACTTGACTTTGTTTTCGGAATCAAGTACGTCAATCTTGAAGAGCGACGAATAAATGTTTGCGAGCTTGGCGCCGTAGCCGTTGCGTCCACCGACGACGCGTTCCTGTGTGTCGTCGTAGTTGGTGCTCGTGAGCAGGTGGCCGAACGTCAGCTCGGGGTTCCAGATGCCCTCCTTTTCGTTTTTGACGACAGAGATGCCGCCGAGGGGCCCGCTGTTTTCGACCGAAATACATCCAGTTTCCTTGTCAACCGTGACCGAGATACTCTTGACAAGTTTTGGGAACATTGAATTGCGATCGACCGCGTTGACAAGGATTTCGTCGAATATTTTCAGGAGAGCTGGGGAATACGTCAGATTCTTCTGAACAAACTTGGACCCTTCGAGGACCCAGTACTGCTCAGTGGTACGAGCAGTGGGACCGACATAGGAGTCGGGACGCTTGAGTACGTGTTCGAGGTGGGAAATCTTCTGGACTTGCTCCATTTTCTTGGTAAGAGTGTGTCTCATTTGTTTATCTGAAAAGAGAGTGCCGTCGCGTGAGCCAGCTTGTCAGCAGCCTCGTTGAACGGGTGACCGTTGTGAGCCTTGACCCATTGCCAGTGCACGTGAGGGCCGTTGAGTCTGTCAATCTCGGTCCAGAGTTCCTTGTTCTTCACGGGTTGCCCCGCTGCAGTCTTCCAGCCGTTCTTCTTCCAGCCGTGGACCCACTTCGTGATTCCATTCTTGAGGTAACAGCTGTCGGTGTACACAGTCACTTCTTGAGTCCCGGTGTGTTCGAGGCACTTGAGCGCGGCTGTGAGTTCCATAGCATTGTTTGTCGTGTGTGCAAGGCCCCCGCACAGCTTGAAATCAGGGCCGATGGCAGCCCACCCGCCCGGGCCGGGGTTTCCGAGGCAGCTTCCGTCTGTGTACACCTCCATTTGTTTACCAACCGTTCATTTTTTTATGTTTACGTATTCTAATGGAACCGTCCGGTATGACACCTTCACCCGAGCCGGTGGCCACGTCGCCAGTCCCCGCCGAGACCGAGACCTTCGGTACAGCCCTCGAAGAAGCTCTTACCAGGGGTCTCAATCAGTCGTACGGGACGAACGCCGGGTCCATGCAGAGGCACTACGGAAAAACGCCCGGTTCCGTGTACAACGACCAACAAGTCCCGTTCCCCGTCGTCACGTCTACAAACATGGAAAACATAGGGTTTCTGGGAACGACGAGGTTCAACACTCCGTTGCACGAGTTCAAGCCAATACAAAATGTTGATTGAAAGTAATGTACTACGTGTACGTGATAGTCATTGTAATCATTGCGTTTGTCATTTACAGGAGTACAAAAGGACCCGACATGAAGAAGATGGTCAAACAGTGTGCAAAGTGGGCAACAACGGCGCAGCAGGATGCTTCGTTGTTAACCGGGATGACGCACGCGAATTACGCTATGGGGTACCTGATGTCACTTAAAGAACTTTCGAGTCCGTCTGAAATACACAGACAGACCGGAGTCGACTTTAAAAAGTTTGAAGAGCACATCAACAACGTCCAAGAGATGCTCAACCAAAGAGCCCTGAAAAAGTACCCCGACATTTCCGGCGAGACTGACTTTTACCTGTCAAGCATAGCGAGCGCTTGAGTGCTCCGCACTCTAGACCTGGCTCTTGAAAAACTCGTACGCGAGCTTGAGTGCCTGTGCGTTCGCCTTCTTCTCGGGTATTCCCTCCTCGAGGACAAACTTTAAAAACTTCTTGTACAGTTCAGTCTCGACGAGCGCCTTGTTCAAGGTGCCTTTGGCCTCCTTGAGCTCCTCGCTGAGGTCGTCGACTTTGGTAATGAGTTTGGTGTTGAACGCCATTTACACTTGTAGTGGTGGTCCCTTTTAAGTTCGCTTTCAAAAATATGTCTCGATGGTACTCAGGTTTTTTTCCAAGTACGAGTAAACAATGAACGTACACATGCACCCCATGTTTCCCGCTCGCGGCACTCTTCACGAGCAAGAAGCATTCACAGCCAGGTACAGGGACAGGATGGCTCGCATACGTTTGATGAACGAGGAGGCCAAGCGCGTCAAGGACCAGGTCAGGACGAAGAGGATACTTGGAACCGTGCAGGAGTTTGTTCCTCAAGTTCCAAAGGTGTGCCAAGCGGTCAACATGAACAACACGCAGTGCAAGTTCAAGGCTACCTGCGGTCGCTTTTGCAAGAAGCACAAAGTGACTGCTAAAGATTTGGATCTATTTGATGACTAGACTTAAAGGTTGTGTGTGTAAAGTAAATAATCATGTTTAGTATCCGCGGTCGTATTGCTCAGATGCATCACATGGCTAGTATAGTCCCAGAAAGCGAGAGACAGGTTTTCGAGAATGTAGCCTACATGTACACTGACCTCTTTATGAACTATGGTGTCGACGTTTTGCACAAGATTCCGGACGACAAGGTGTTTCTTAATGCCCACGAGAGACACGAGTTTGCTCAGTTTGGCGAGGACGGCATCACCGAGAAGATTTTCGACGTGATTGGCACGACGAACAAGTTTTATGTAGACTTTGGTGCCACGGACACGAGCAACAACAGCGAGGTGCTCCACAAGAAGCACGGGTTCACCGGTGTTCTATGGAACTGCGACGACACGACGTGTCACTACTCGAACATCCACAGCGAGCGAGTCCTCGCAGAGAATGTAGTCAAGTTGTTTGAAAAGTACGATGTTCCGAAGGAGCCCGACTTTGTGACTGTGGATGTCGACTTTAACGACTGGTACATTGTCCGCAACATCCTGAGAGAGTACCGCCCCCGAGTGTTTGTCACGGAGTGCAACGCCTCGTTCCCACCCCCGATAGACAAGGTTGTCGTGTACGACCCCAAGGGTGCCCCAAACTTTTTGGACACGTACTTTGGCGCGAGCGTCCAGGCGTTTTACAACCTCGCTCGAAGCTTCGGGTACAGCATGGTTGCGATGGAGAGCACCGGGTCGAACATGTTCTTTGTCCGCGACGACGTTCCAGGCGTAGAGTCCTTTTATGGAAGGAACGACCTGTCTATCCTGTACAAGACGCCAAAGTACGGTCACGGTCCGTGTGGAGAAAACGGTCAGCACACGGAGGAGTGCATGAAGACGTTTGGGATTGACAAAATCTGCGGCCACCGCCCACACCCGGAGGGCGAGCAGTACAAGTGGACAAGCAGCGAAATTCTTTTGTCCGAGTAATGTAGCATGTTTGATTCCGAAACGCTTCGCCCCGTGATAATCGCAACGGCGCTGTACCTTGTTTTCAGCGTCATGGTTCCAAGGATTGCCAAAAAGCCCACGGGTGTAAAAGTGATAGATGACTTGATTATGTATCTCGTCGCCCAAAAAGGGTTCCTCATGTCGGGCACTATACTCGTGGGTGTCATCGTGTACCTTGCGAATTACATCAACTTAAAGATGATGGTCGACAGTGACATGTAGATGTACCTCCGAGCTTCCTCCATAATTCGTACCGCGCCCAGTTGTTCCCAGTGCAAACACTTTAAACCAAACGGTCGGTGTAAAATGTTTTTACAAATAGTACCAGAAGGTACTACCGTAAACACAATAGCCGCCAACGCACGAAACGACCCGTATCTGTGTGGACCAAACGGATTGTATTTTTCAGATAAAACTAAGACTCTCGATGTACTCAAGTAAGATGACGACTCCAGGAGACTTTTCTTTCATTAAGTGCGATGAGTGGCGCGAGGTTCTGACCCACGATTACGCGTGCCTGACGCACGTGGGGTGGCACGCGCTCAAGCACCACGACGAGAGCGAGAGCTTCATGTGGGACACGAACGGACCGGTCTGGGACTCGATTCGTTCAAAGATGTGGGACGGCCACTCGGCTGCTTCTATGGCATGTTCTCTCAGGCACCTGGAACACATTGCAAAGTACGGCTGGGGGGATTTCGTGAATGACATTACATGGCGTCATCAAAAGCACTCTGAATCTGAGCGCGAACAGCTTCAGCGCTCACGAGACTCCTAGTGTGCGAGTGGTCCATCTTAGTCAGCCTCTCGTCGTACGCGTCCTTCATAAACTCCATCAACTGTTTGAAATCCGGGTCGCCCCAGACCATTCCCTTTTGAAACAAGAAATCGTCGTGCGGCACTCTACACGTGCCGCACTTGATGGTGTACGGGGTCTTTATGTACTCCTTCGGGGCACTGTACTCTGTGATGATGACCGGCTTATCACACAGCGCAGCCTCGACGGCGCCCATGCCGACTCCTTCCGAGTGCGAAAAACTCACGTAGCAGTGGCACCTCTCGTGTATGGCAGTCATCTGTTCGTCCGAAATGAGCCCGTTGATGACGTGGACGCGGGGGAGTTTCCAGTTGACGGGTTCTTTGCACGTCGCCTTTATGACCAAGAGCGTGTCGGGTTTGTTCAGGCGCATGAACGCCTCTACAATCTTCCTAGTCTGCTTGCGAGGGTCCAGGGCGTTTCCGATGTGGTAGAATATGTACGTGCTCGTGTCCTTGTTCCTCGGGGCTTTGAACATAGGGACGTGGTGGCGAATCACCTCAAACTTTGTCCCCGGAAACTGCCTCGAGAAAACCGCTTGGCAAAACTCGCTCGGGACGTAGACTGTAGGAAACAACCGCACGAGGTGCCCGTACGCCTCGTGAACGGTTTCGGTTTCGCACACGGTCATGCACACAATCTTCCGGGCTCTGTCCTTGATGCCGACTATGTAGTTTATTATGTCAGGAATAGGAAGCGCGAATATGAAGACGTCTTCGCCCCGGCTCACAGGGTGCCCGTATTCGACACTCTTGCTGTCAGGGTAGCACGCGCTGTACTTGGCTACAACCTGTCCGATACCAGACAAAGGGTTAGGTCCTATGAACAACACCATGGTAATAAAGGAATAATTATCTTTATTACTAGTAAATGGATGAGCTTAGGACTTTTATCGCATCGCACCGTAAAATGGATCCAACTGTGCGCGACTGCCTTCTCATGATTGTCGACACAATTGAAAAGAGTTCCTGTGAAGTAGTGCAGGGCCCACCTGGTCCTATAGGCCCAGCGGGCGCTGACGGTGCCCCCGGCCCTGCCGGTCCCCCCGGTCCAGCTGGCGAAGGCGTTGGCGTCCCAGGACCCGTCGGACCGGCAGGACCCGTCGGACCGGTAGGACCTGAGGGGCCAAGGGGAGCAGATGGCGCTCAGGGACCGTCAGGACCCGAGGGACCAAGAGGCTCGGACGGTGCTCAGGGACCGTCAGGACCGGCAGGACCCGAAGG